AAGCCCGGGTGCTCCGGCGTCGAGTCCTTGCTGTCCGGGCAGAAGTAGCCAAGGCGCAGGGAGCAAAAGGACTCTGCACCATGTGCGCTTTAAAGAAGGGAGTGAGCGGAAGATGAACGATGATGAAAAGTGTTGCTGCGGAAACTGCCTGCACCACAGACCATCATGGGAAACAGGACATCTGAGCGGATGGCACTGCGATAACTTCATGGCAGACGCATACGGATGTGATACGGAGTACGATGATGGAGAAGAATGTCCAGATTTTGAAAGCAAGAGGTAGGCAAACCATGTGGAAGATTTTCATAGAATACGATGATAAAAGCAAATTGACGATAACCGGAAAACACAAGGATATTCCGGTAGAACTGGCGAACAAATACTACAGAGAATATGTGAAAAGTAGCGTATGCAATGCCACATATCAGCAGTATCCAAAGAAAGACCATAAACCAATGTCACTAGCAACGAAGATCATGGAACTTCAGAAGGGAGCGTAGCAATGGGAGAAAAACCATTAACAACCGAGGAACTGCGACAGATGGCAGGACAGCCAGTGTGGTGTCCGGATGAGGAAGCATACGGAATTGTGATGTGCGACAAAATCGGGCAATGGGCAGGAATTCCGTTCTTGCACGGAGTATGGTACGGGGATGGCAATGGCTGCGGTGTGGAATTTAATCATAATATCATCAAGAGAAGGCTGAGATGCTACAGAACGATCAGCGAGAAAGACATCCCGAAACCACTCATACAGAAAGCAGCATTCGGAGATATTGTGATGGTATGCCCAAACTGCGAAAACGCAGCCGTTATCAATCCATACAGAAAAGACAGGGAATTATATCCGCACTGTCCGTGGTGTGGGCAGAAATTAAAGGAGGCAGAGGATGAGACTGAAAAAGAAAATCAGCAGGCAGAGTAAGATATTCAAAAAGGCAATCAATGCAAAGTGGGCATTCTACTGGGCAAAGTTTATGACAGAAGCAGCGGCCATCTGCAGGAAGTACACGCATGAGGTAATCGAAGGCAAGGGAACGGATCATGAATATACACACGCCTCATGCGATGGTTGCCCATTCAATGTGGAGAAGTTCGGGGAGCATAAGATATGCGGGTGCGTATTAAGCGCACCGGACGACTGGGATGAGCCGAAGGTAATCGGTCATGTCGTCCGCACAATAATCCATGAAATGGCAGGTGGCAAGAAATGAAAAAGAAAGAAACTGAAGCGCAAGCAAGAGAACGCAGAAAAAAACAATACGGATGTAATGGACTTTGCTATGGCGGAATGAATGACGATGGAGTCATGTGTCAGCCTTGTGGCGGAATAGACACCTGTGAGGAAACCAGATACATAGAAGCGTTTGCTACCTGGGGAGCGGCACTGGTCATACTTTTAACACCAATCGCTATGGTTGCAGGTTTTGTGCTTCTCATAGTTGCAACAGTGAAAGGATGGATATAAAAACATGGCAAAAGGTAAACCAAAGCGTAAGCCATTCGGGATGAATTCCAGTCTGGCGGACGCAACGCAGGTAATGAGACAACTTCCGGTGTCGGCAATGCTCTCATCCATAGAAATGCAGATAAACATCCTGCAGGAGCGTGGAGTAGAGATACGAGACTGGGAGAACAAAGACCGGGTACTCAAGCAGGTAAGGATACTCGGCGGAAAAGCATACTTCCTTGCGGAGGACAAACCCAGGGATTAGAAAGAAGGAAAACTATGACACCAGACAGCATGGCAAATGGGGTAGAAGAACAAAAACTGCTTCTCAAACAGTACCTCGGACAATATTATTATGCCAAGATGAAAAAGAAGCAGTTGGAAGCCAGACTTCGTACTTTCAGAGAAAATATGCTCGGCACAAAGGGGATGCAATACTCCCCAGTGCCACGCAGCCAGACCAACAGCGTAGGAGACGGACCGGCAACGCAGGTCATCCGTGCAATGGAGATCGAGGACAGAATCGAATCACAGAAAGCAGAGATGGCAAAGACCATGCTGAATGTGATGAAGATCATGGATTTTTTACCAACGGACTCCACGGAACGAAGCATACTGGAATACAGACACATTGACTGTTTGAGTTGGAAGCAGGTGTGCAAGGAAGCAAACATGACAAGGACCCCGTGCAACAAATACTACAACGCAGGAATTGACAAGCTGCTTACATACAAAAAAGTACTGTCAATTTTACAGGAATTCGCCTCCTCCCAAGAACCCTCAAAGCCTTGAAATTGCTTGACTTCGGAGTAGGGGGGGGGTAGAATTGTACTGACAAAATAGCTTATTGTCAGATGATAAATTCTACCCCTTAAAAGGAGGAGCAATATGGGATTGAAAGATTACACAGATACAAAAAACGGGCCGCAATTGGCGGTATTAAAACACGCAGTCATCGGAGACAGAATCGGAGAGGTCAAGATAGAAAAAGGCTTCCTAAAATTCAAAGGAACGATGACAGACAAACATACCAAGGAAGTGCATCATTGTACCATGGCAGGATGCGACTGCGAAGATTATAAGAAAAACAAGCTGCCATGCGTGCATATGTACAAACTGGCATTGGAGTACGGAATGTACAAAGACATTCAGAAACGAGGATTTGCAGGAAAACTGGCAGGACTGAGCGATGAAGCCTTCGCCTATTTTGAAAGCGCAATGTATGGCGGATACTACGATAAAGAGAGAGACATCGAAGATGGATCATGGGAAAAGATAACCCAGAAGATTAAAAGCGAATTATCCAGAGAAGGACTATTGGAATTTCATCGTGGATATTTTGTATTTACGAACCATGTCCAGAATGAAATCATCGGGTATATCTTGGCGACTTTTTCAGATCCACGCAGTATAGAACGTAGAAAAAATCAGTAGAAATAATCACGGAAATATCAAGCTGGAAATTTTACCGGGAAAATTCCACAAAAGAAAAAAACAGAACATCGAAAATTCAAGCCGACTTTTGGAAATCCACATTCGGAATCCAAGGGCCGGCTTTTACTGTGTGTACAGAACGGATCATAAATAGCAAGCCTTAAAAAAATAGGGCACGTATATAGGGAGCGTATAAGACCCGCATATAGAACCCCCATATATGGGGCAGGTATTATGCCCAGAAAAAAGACAGGAAAAGCACAGGGGTACAGGGGTACACCGTAGCACACACCAACAGGGGCAGGGAGAGCAGGGGGCATGACACACCCACACACCACAGACGCAGCACCAAGCAGACACACCACAGGCAGGGCAGGCAAGGCACAGGGCGCACCACAGGACAGGGGGCACAGCACCACACAGAAGCACAGCACACAGAAGAAAGCACAAGAGAGTACACAAGAGTACATCGAGGTGTGCTATAGTAGTAGCGTGGAGCACAAGGGGACAGACCACACGGTCGCCCCCAACCACTCCACTTGCTCCCCTCAGAGAGGACATGGCACAAGGCATCAGAGCCTGCGCTGTGTCCTCTTTTGCGTGCAGGCGGGGCACGGCATCGCCGTAGGTACTACCCAGACCCAAAATGCAATGCGGGGCGAGGAAGGCGCGGCTTTTTTGCCGATAAAATAAAAAAATTTTTAACCATTTCGTTACGCAAAGCGGGAAGGAGGCTTGGAAATGGACCAGAAACTGAGAACTGAACGCAGGAAACTGGCTGACTTAAAGGCAGCAGAATACAATCCAAGAAAAGCACTGACCCCGGACGATGCGGAATACCAGAAAATAAGGCGGAGCATTGAAGAATTCGGATACGTTGACCCCATCATCATAAACGAGGATGGAACTATCATAGGCGGCCATCAGAGGGCAACCGTCCTCAAAGACCTCGGATACCAGGAAGTGGACGTGGTCGTGGTGGCTCTGGACAAGCAGAGAGAGAAGGCTCTGAACATCGCACTGAATAAGATTACAGGCGAATGGGATGAAGTGAAGTTGAAAGACCTCCTGCTTGACCTCGACCTCGGAGATTACGACATATCACTGACAGGCTTCGAGCAGAATGACCTCACGGAACTGGTGGACAAACTCGCTATCGAGCCGGAAGCAGTGGACGATGACTTCAATGAGGACGAAGCACTGGAGCAGGCGGAAGCCGAACCAGTAACCAAACTCGGAGATGTGTGGCTACTGGGCAGACACAGGCTCATGTGCGGAGACAGTACATCGCAGGATGACATGGCGGTTCTGATGAATGGAGAAATCGCAGACCTTGTCGTCACTGATCCGCCATACAATGTCAACTACGGAGACAAGGCAGAGATGCTCGATGAGTACCTCCCTGCCAAAGGACACCGCAACATCAATCACATCAAGAACGATAATATGGACAACCAGAGTTTCTATTCGTTCTTACTGGCAACCTATCAGAGTGCCTATGAATTTATGAGAGCCGGGGCAGCAATCTATGTATTCCACGCAGAGAGTACCGGGCACATATTCAGACAGGCATTCCTTGACGCAGGACTGAAACTCGCCCAGTGCTTAATCTGGGAAAAGAACGCATTCGTCCTCGGCAGACAGGACTACCAGTGGAGACACGAACCGTGCCTGTATGGATGGAAAGAGGGTGCGGCGCATTACTTCATCAATGACAGGACACAGGATACCGTCATTCTGGAAGATGATATAGATTTCAGTGCCATGAAGAAAAACGAACTTGTGGCATATCTGGAAGAACTCCGCAGGAAAAACAGAGATCAGACCTCTGTTATTTACGAGAACAAACCGACAAGGAATGACATACACCCGACCATGAAGCCAATCGCACTGGTCGGAAAATTCATAACCAATTCCAGTAAGTCCGGATGGAATGTACTGGATCTGTTCGGTGGAAGCGGCAGCACCCTCATGGCCGCAGAGCAACTGGGAAGGACGGCATTCATCATGGAACTGGATGAGAGATTCTGTGATGTGATCGTGAAACGGTGGGAAGATTACACCGGGCAGCAGGCAGTCCGAATCCCGGCAGAGGATGTAAAGTAGAATGGCAGAGGAACAGCAGGGCGGCTTCT